GCATCATGTACAGTTCGGTGTCGGTCGGATCTCTACCGAAATGAGATTTGAACTGCGCGCGGTTAGCATCGAACATCCGAGCAGCACCCATCGCGTTGTCGTGCGCCGAGTAGATGTTACCGCCATCTCCGAACCGATCCCATTCATTGTGACCGACCTGGTAGAGACCCTTGTACTGGGTCGAGCGATTGGCGTTGCTCGACGGGTTCATCGAACTCTCGATCGAGGCAATCCCGCGCATGGTGTTGACGTCAAGGTTGTGAGCCTTGGAAGCATCAACGATCGCCTGGTCGGTCTCTGCAGTCCCTTGACGGAACGTAGAGCTTGGACCGCTCGACGGTGCGTACTCTTTGCCGGGCGCGTGATGATGACCGTATCGAATGCTGTTGTGCTTGTGATCTTCCGGAGTTGGATCCGGATGATGAACTCCACCACCGTGATGACCACCGAGGTGACTGCTCTCGCCCTGCCCTGCTCTACCTTCCGGCGTGTAGCCATCGAGATCTGGAGTGAACTGGTCGACGTCGTCACCGCGATCCATGGTAATGACGCCGACCTTCATTCCGCTACAGGTGATGACTCCGATTTGCATTACGCAATCGTTACCTTATCCGACGCCATAGCCTCGAGCGAGAGGCTGACAACCTTGTCGCGGCTGATGTCGCCGTGGCTGTTCAGAAACACCACGAGGTTGGTGTACTGATATCGGCTGACGGTGCCGTCGGGGTTGTTGATCGTTTCGTTCAGGTAGCCAGGCGCCATGACGTTGCCGGCGTTGAAGTTCGTACTGAACGTCACCATCAGATCTTCGAGCACAGATCCGTTGCGCGTGATGGTGAAGTCGATCTTGTAGCCGTCGGGAACGTAGCCGAACCGAGGCAACTGATTGTACGGCGAAGATTTGATGTCGTGCTTGAGCGCGGTGATCTTGACGTCTTGAACGTCACCGAGAGTAATCAGACTCCCCGAGTTCGAGTCGTAGTAGGTGATCGAATAATCGACGCCTACGTTCATTCCATTGACGGGCATTTAGGCATCTCCAAAGAAAAAGCCCGCCGTGTTAGGGCGGGCTCTGAAAGGCTGATTGGGGTGAAGGATTACGAGGTTGCGGTAGCCGTGTTCGCCGTGGCCGCGAACTGCGACGGCGTCGGCTGCGTGCTCTGAACGGTTACGGTGACATTGCCGCCGCCCTGGAATTTCACCACGAAGTATCGGATGACGTTCAGGTAGCGAACCTGCCAATAGAGGAACAGGTAACCGAGAGCCTGCAGGCTCGGCGGGTTGTTATTGAGATCGCACTGGACCACCCACGGCTTGTCGATGATGCCTTGGCCGTTGATGCCGATACCAACCTGCGAAGATGCAAGCTGTGCCGACAGCCCGTCGAACAGGGACTTGGCATTGGAGCGAGTCTGATCGTTCGGCTGGATCGACTGCAACTGACCGACGAATGACCCTGCCGCCTTCGACTGAGAAGTACGGATCAGGAAGTTCGTCATGCGGGTGTACTCGATACCGTTCGCCGCGGTGTTCGAGCTGGCGTTGCGGCCGGTAGCGAACGAGTAGTAATAGCCACCGGGTGAAGAGTTCGGCGACAGGATCGTATCGATGCCGCCTGTGTTGATCAGAGACAGCTCAGTGTCGCTGTAAGTCTGACCAAGCGTCGCACGCTGCGTCGAGGAGATGCCCTGCAGCGGCTTGTTCAGCGGGGACTCCTGCGGGGACAGATTACCGATGATCCCGAGACCAATGGCCGAGGAATTGATCAGTCGCGTCTGACCGTTGTAGCTGTCGTACCACGACGGATAGTCGCCGAGGATGAACCAGAACCACGGGCTGTCGACGCCGGCATTGATGCGGGTATTGAGACAGTTCTGGATCGTGTCACCTGACGGCGAAGCGAACACCGGAAGCATCGTCTCGCTCAAGCCGAAGGATACGATCGCCGCATAGTCCGCGATGGTCGAGAGATCGCAGAGAGTGAAGCCGTCGCAGTTCGAATTGCGGAGAGCATACATGCCCTTGCGAGGCACGATGTCCTGACCCATCAAGGTGGCATCGGTGACGCCGGCAGCGCCATCCGTACCTCCAGAGAGAACCAGCGGAGACGACAGCGTCGGGATTGCGACACCGGTTCCTACCGATGCGATCACATAGGCGGACGGACCGTGATACGGCGTGCCGTTGTTGATCGCGTTGGTCAGGTTGGTCCAGAAGGTGTTGCCAGTGCCGACGCCGCCCGTGAAGGCTGCACCGGAAATCACCAAGGTCGTCGATGACTTGGCGAGGGTCAGCGAGTTGCCGGCCGCGCCAACCACCTGGTTGATGTTGGCGGTCAACGTAACGATGCTTCCCTGCACCGACTGGTTGACCTTGATCAGGTTGGAGTCGGTCGAAGCCGACAAGAACGAGATCAGGTTAGCGATCGTGATTGCCTGGGTCGCACCGATCTGCACCTGATTGCCCGTCGGAGTCGCGGTCACGAAGGTGACGACGGTGCCGGCGATCGTCACGGTGTCGGAGTTCGCCGGGTTCCCGGTGAAGGAGACGGTGGCGGTCGCGGGAGTTGCGGCTGCAATGTTGTTGAACTGCTCCGGAACCATGCCGGGGAATACGACGACAGCCATATAGGTGTTGGCCATCGTGCCGTTCTGGATCGAGAACTGGATCTTGTTGCCGAGGACGCCGCTGTACTTGCCAGAGATCGTCATACAAGCAGCGCCGCCAGCGGAGCCGCCGGTCAGCGTGGCGCCAGACAGCGTGATCGAGGTCGAAGACTTGGCGAGCGTCAGTGCGTTGCCGGCGGTGCCCGAGGTCACGGCCACCAGGTTCAGTACGAAGCCCTGCAGCGCGTAGGCGAACTTCACCAACTGGCTGTCGGCAGATGCCTGCAGCATCGTGATCAGGTTCTGAAGGGTCAAGGCAAGGTTGTTGCCGATGTTGACCTGGAGAGCCGACGCACCGGAAGCAACGAACGTGACAATGCTTCCGTTGATCGTCAGGGTGTCGTTGACGGATGGATTGGTCGTGAAGGCCGCAGAACCAACCGCGAAGGCAGCGCCGGACTGGATCTGCGAGAACGCAGCGGTATCCGTGCCGTCCGAGACGCGAACGCCCAGGAAGCCGATCGCCCCGCCGACCTGGCTGGCTGCCGACAAATAGGACGAGATGTCGTACGGACGGATGACGGGCGGCCCGATGTTCAGCGCAGCATCCTGCGGCTTACTCATCGGGATCAGAGCATTCAGCGGGCCCCAGCTACCGACGCCGACCAGACCTTCGATATTCGTGGGCTGGCCGAGCAGCAACGGAGTCGGAAGTATAATGTCTCCGTAAACGCCGGGGACGGTTAGGGCCGCAAGATTTTGCTGGCCGTCGAGAAATACAGGCATTTACGTCTCCAATAAAAAAACCCGCCTCGAAGGGCGGGTCTGGAAAGGGTTGATTAGTGGAACTGGATTAGAAGGAGGTGATCCGAACGAAGTGATGCTCGCGATCGAGCAGAAGCGTCGCCACTTCAGCAGCGTCGGTGATCATCGTGCCCTTCTCGTACTTTCCGAAAGGATGAACGCAAATGAGGAAGTAGTTCATGTGATGTGCCTTATGTTAAAGCTGTGGCTATCGCGCTGCCGATGCCCTGCGCGGTGATTGGGTTATTAACGGTCGTGATGACGGCGCCGGGGAATGTTTCGACGGTGGCATATTCGACCATGTAGATCAGGTCGCGCCGGTAGACAGTCGCAGACGATTGGTCATCAGAAATGTTGGTGCGGCTGTAGATAACGAGAGCCTGAGATCCATCAGGCATCGTGACTTTGTTACTGTTCTTGATGGCGACATCGATCGCCTTTGATAGAGTCGAGCGCACCGCTTGCGTTGGCGCCCATACACTCACCATCACGGGATGACGTTGGCGATGAGTCACTTTGCCAAGAACGCCGTATCCGCCTTGGCGCACGATGAATGCGTGCGTGGTTGGAATGGTGATGGTGTTAGAAGTTGAAGATGCACTCGGATAGTTTGCTTGCGCTGCGCTGGCGAGAGTCGCCAAGATTGCTGCGGTGCTCGCTCCATTAGCCGAATAGGCGAATTGATCATCACAGACCAACGTCAGGTATTCTTGCGCGTTAGGCTGTCCAGTTACGGTAAGAGTGTTGCCGTTGGTGGATAGACTCATTCCGTAGTTCACCGGAGTGACCACGTATGTCTCGTCGAGGATTTGGTAGACGGCGATGCCAGTGCCCATCATTGGGAAGATGGACACGTTGGCTACGGGACCGCCTGGACGAGTGCCCGGAAGACCAGTTGACAAGGACAACATCTTCCCGGCGAGATCGAGATCGAGCTGCGCCGCGTCAGGCCATCCTTCGTAGATCCTGCAGTCCATAGCCGCGACGGATGGAACAGATATCCCATCTGGATAGACTGCGGCAGTTGCCGTGGCTTGGAGATACGCAGTGACGTCCGAAATGTCCGC